CCTATATGGGCATGAACCAGTACACCCGTAAGTGGTCACGTATAAAGACCTATGGTGGGAAGCTTGCGGAGAACGTAACACAGGCATTTGCAAGGGACGTTATGTACTACAGCATGCCAGCCATTGAGGATGCCGGGTTTGAGTTACTCTTGTCGGTACACGACGAAGACATTACACAGTGTCCAGATACGGAACTCTTTACAGCGACACAGTTATCGAGTATAATGTCAACCGTTCCAGCATGGTGTAAGGGACTCCCGTTAGCGGCTGCGGGTTTCGAAAGTTACAGATACAGAAAAGGTTGATAATGAAAATTATAGGACTTACCGGCAAGGCCGGCGCGGGGAAAGATACGGTAGCGGATCGCCTGGTTTCGAACTACGGATTTGTGAAATACAGTTTAGCGGGTCCGTTAAAAGCAATGCTGAAAGTCATCGGTGTTGACTGTGAGAACCGGGAAACAAAAGAACTTCCCCACCCGGTGTTCGGCGTATCCCCGCGCGTAATGGCACAAGCCCTCGGTACCGAGTGGATGCGCAAATGCGTCGCTGAAAATGGATGGATCCGCCTGGCGGCAAATTTCATCCGTGTTACAAAAGAACTGAATAACTTAGAAGACGTGCCCACGGTGAAAGGGATCGTTTTTTCCGATGTCCGGTTCCCGAATGAAGCCGAGTTCATCCGAACCCACGGAACCCTGGTACACGTATGGCGGCCTGATGTTGCCCCGGTAGCGGCTCACGAATCGGAAAATGGGATCCCCTTCCAGGATTGCGATCGCGCACTGATGAACGACAAGACGGTAGAAACCGCCTTCCGCCGACTCGACGATATCATGGCGGATCTATGACCACCGAACGCGAACTGCTTACCCAAGCCGCCGAACGCCTCTCACGGCATTCGGTGAACATTCCCGACCTGATGCTGGGCGACAAGATTTTCAAACACCTTCACGCTACCGGGAAACCGGAACGTGCCGAACCGGAACAACAATTAGAGCAGGAGGATTAGTCGTGGAAATACCAACATGGGTTGAGTGCGACATCAAGAATAAAGAGGGGCACGATCTGACTCCTTTAGAGCAATTCATATACGATCAAGAACCGGGAGAACTCAACGAGGACGAGGAATGGCGTGAACAGCTTCAAGCGGTCGTTGATTCCTTAAGATGACCGATCCCATCGTAAAGGGTTTGGTGTACCTGATCTGCCTACTCGGCGCTGTTGACTATTATTTGTGGGTAAACCATTCCTTCACGGTTCCACTATGAGTCAATCGAAACGCGGTTCTGTAATAGAAACAATAACGAGTACCATTATCGGTTACAGTGTTGCGGTGATATCGCAAGTAGCGATATTCCCCGCGTATGGTATAGACCTGACACTAGGATCAAATATGGTAATAGCGGCATGGTTCACTATCATCTCCCTCGTTAGAGGATACTGGGTTCGACGTATATTCAACTTTCTACATGTAAAAGAGGTTTTAAAGTGAGACTTATGTTTCGGGTGGGACTAGTACACGAGGGAAATATAAACACGGAAATTACGCAAGTAGTATGTCTGGCTGACGACATAAAACCTACGGAGATAATGGACGAGCTACGAGCCTGGGCGGATGTGCGAGTACACGCGAGTTACGATGTAGCGCCGGACGACGACGAAGGGGCTAAAGAAGAATGAACACGCCATACAACGCCGGTCGCCGGGCCGCTGAAAGGGGCTTCAGTCTGGACGACAATCCGTACCACGATGAGAAGTCCGCAAGCGAATGGGAAGACGGGTTCTATTCTTACCAGCCGAGGCAGAAGATACGGAAAGGGGTTAGGGAATGGGCGTGAAAACTAAAAGCGTTATGCCCTGGTTCGTAGCTGTCTCCCTTTGCGGAATTATTTATCTGGCCGCTTTCAAGGTCGGGGGGCCATTCCCAACGGATCAGCCCTGGACGTTTTACGTGCCTTTGGTAGTCATGGTGTGTTCGGCAATCGTTATCGTTAGATGCTATGTCAAGATATACGCTATATTCGACCGCATGGACGCACGCGCGAAAGAGTATGACCGCAATTCGGGAACGTGATATAGAACGCTATCTGGTAACCCGTGTAACGGACGCCGGAGGGGAGATACGGAAATGTAAATGGATCGGCAGGCGGGGCGCGCCGGATCGCAGGGTTATGCTTCACGGTGGGCACTGGGTAGAACTGAAGGCACCCGGGGAAACATTGCGGCCGGAGCAAGCAAGGGAACATGAACGGATGGCGAAGCACGGCGACCCCGTGTATACGCTTGACACATTCCAGTTAGTAGACCACTTCATGGAAGAAATAACAAGATGAGAACACCAATAATGGTTTTGATCGACAACAAGAAAAGAGTGCTTGCCCGATTGGTGAACGGTAGGGCGACCGACGTTATCCGGTTTCCGAAGGATACCGTTTTCGAGGAAAGTGAAATCGAAATGTTCCGGGCCGCGCCCGTGGATTTCAAGCAAGAGTTCGCGTTGTGAGACAGCAAGCCTGTACCCCCACTGCACCGCCGCCCATGCCCACATGGCTGGATCTGCTTACCGTACCCCCGCCCCCGTTTCGCAAGGCACCGGAAATACGTTGCGTAACCTGCCCCATGTGTAAGACCCGGCCACGGTCTATCGATGGTGGAATCAGCGGGCGGGCGCTACAGGCATACTGTAAGGAATGTGCTTCCGAGCGGTCAAAGCAATACTACAAAAACCGAATAAAGAAAAAATGAGCCGCAAGGTGTACACCCCCCGCCCCTACCAGGGGCTTATTACTTCCCACATCATGGATGTACCCCGCGGTGCCATATGGGCGGGTATGGGGATGGGCAAGACGATCTCCACACTTACCGCCCTGGACAACCTGTTCCTGTGCGGCGATGACCATCCCAAGCTAGTTCTCGCCCCGTTGCGGGTCGCAAAATCCACGTGGCCGGAAGAGGCCCGCAAGTGGGACCACCTCCGCCACATCAGCGTAATGCCGATATTGGGCAGTGAAGCCGAACGGCGGCAGGCGTTGAAGTACGACGCCAGTATTTACACAACCAACTACGAGAACATCCCCTGGCTGGTTGAGCACTTCGGCAAGCGGTGGCCGTTCGACCATGTTGTGTCGGACGAGTCCACACGGCTGAAAGGGTTCCGCTTGAAGCAGGGTACGAAGCGATCCCGTGCGCTGGCGAAAGTTGCCCATACCCATATCAAGCGGTTCACGAATCTAACCGGCACGCCGGCACCCAACGGGCTACAAGACCTATGGGGGCAAACGTGGTTCCTGGACGCCGGCCAGCGGTTGGGTAGAACCTACACGGGGTTTCGGGACCGCTGGTTCGCTACCGCGTTCGATGGCTTCGGGCTCACGCCACACGAACACGCGCAACGAGAAATACAAGCCGCGCTTGGGGATCTCTGCCTGACCGTTGACGCGAAAGACTGGTTCGATTTGAAAGAACCGATCGTGAATAACATTTACGTGGATCTCCCGTCGAAGGTGCGCAAGCTGTACGACGAGATGGAAAAGGATTTTTTCATCCGTTTGGAAAGCGGCCACGAGATCGAAGCGTTCAACGCGGCCGCCCGTACCCAAAAGCTTTTACAAATAGCGAACGGCGCCTGTTACGTGGATCCGCTGGTAGAGAACGACTACGACCCGAAATCCAAAGAATGGAAGGAGTTGCACGATGCCAAAATCCAAGCCCTTGACGAAATTATCGAAGAAGCGGCCGGGGCTCCTGTACTGGTCGCGTACCAATTCAAGTCCGATCTCGCCAGGCTTAGGAAAGCATTTCCCGCTGGTCGTCATCTCGACAAAGAATCCTCAACCATTACCGGGTGGAATAAAGGAAACATACCGGTTCTCTTCGCGCATCCCCAATCCGCCGGCCACGGGCTGAACTTGCAGGACGGCGGGAACATACTAGTGTTCTTCGGGCATACCTGGAATCTGGAAGACCGCTTGCAGATATTGGAACGTATCGGACCAGTCCGCCAACTGCAAGCCGGCTACGACCGGAACGTGTTCATCCACAACATTATCGCGCGTGACACGGTAGACGAACTGGTAATGGCGCGAGTGGAAACCAAACGGGAAGTACAGGACATACTACTTGAAGCGTTAAGGAGAAGGCATTGATCCCTACCACAGCCCCGAACAGCGAACTGGGATGGCGGTACACCGCGCCACCGGACAAGTATTCCAAGGTGCTGCTTCTGCACAAGGAAGGGTGCGTAGCGATAGGGTGTTGGGAAAAAGGGCTCGGCTGGATCGCCTGGTGCCCGCTTCCGAAGCGAGATAAGGAACTCGAAAAACAATTAGGATTAAGGAGTTAGGTTATGGCCGATGAAGCAGACATCGCCGGTTCGGAAACCGCGCGCGATAACGTAATTTTCAACGACCGGATGGCGCTTATACGGGTGAAAGCTGCACACATGCCCACTGGTAAGCAGGGTGTTTGTAAGGAGTGCGGAGAACACTTTCTACGACTCGTACAGGGACACTGCGGAAGATGTAGAGATTACTTGAAAATACCATAATAAGTGCTTGACACGGTTACTATCTCCTGATACAGTTTCACTACCAATTACGGTTACAGGAGATAGAGAAATGCCAAGGCACATTAGCGACACCGCGGAGATAGAATACTCATACTTGGACACACCCGAGGAAGAGGTAAGTTACCAGGAACAGGAAGTGTTCCACTTTCGCGCGGTGGAACGGTTCATACCAGAAGAACGGAGTTACGAATGACCCTACCGTGGTTCCTGGTCGCCTGGATCGTAACCACGGTTGCGTTCACCGGATGGGTAGACAACCACCGGCAAATGTTGGTTAAAGGTACGTGTGCCAGCGATCGGGAATGGGTAAGACATCCCGATTGCAATCCAAACCCGAAACAAATAATCCGCACCAGCACATGACCCAAACCCCAAACCGCGATCTGAAAGCCCCTGAAGCCGCTGAATATCTAGGGCTTTCTCTTCGGACGTTCTACTATTTCGTGCAACAGGGAAAAATCCCTCGTATCATATACGGCCCGCGCGTCACGCGCTTCGATACGGCGTCCCTGGACGCCTTTAGACAATCATGCCGATCAGATATGATAAAAGTAAGAAATGCTGGCGTTTCGAATTCAACAGGAAGCTTCCCAACGGCGAGCGATACCGCACTTCTAAACTCCTTCCGAAAGGCTGGGGTGAAAATCAGGCCCGCGCATTCGACCAACAGG